TACCCGCCCCGCCGGCGCCCTCATCTGTATGGACGAGGGTGTAATGAGCCTGTCGGAGAACCATTCTCCAATCAGCTAATAAAAGCTTATAAAAAGCTCTTAATTCCTAAATTCAATTGTTGTCAAAATTAACAATGAATATTACATAAGCTTTTCTCCTGCTATAGAGTTTTAACTAAATTGAGAGACTAATTTATCCAGTTTTAAAAACAATTAGTCAGCTACCTTTTTAAAATTCAATAATCCGTCTGCTATCGCTTTTTTGTTCTTACGTTTTCAATTTATCGTTTGACTAAACTTACGGCTAAATCTTTGCTCATTAAAATCAGCAAAAATCCTTAAATACACTGGTCCAGGCATTTATAAACAGTTCCTATTCAGTCGACAAACTCTATTTTATGTTCTATTTACGGCACAGTTCAGGACTGCAAGGATATTTCACCAATACAAATTCCTCTGCACTGTCCCGCGAAATCTACTTCTAGTGTTCTATTTTACGAGTACGACGGTACTGTGCCGTATTGCTGATATTTACGAAACTCAAGCCTGCGCTGTTACGCTAAAGCTAGCTCACGTTTTCTATCCCGGCAAACTACCTGTTGACGCAACTATCCACGCACTAATCTTTAGACAAGTGAATCGCTAACTCTATTTAAAAACCCATTTAATATTATTAACTGCAGCAGAAAAACTGTAAGCTTCTGGTACAGATTGATTATGGTATACCTTCTCTTATTCGCTCTCAGGTGCTATTGATGTCTCTTAAACACTCTTGTTCTATCTTGTTCACTCTTATATGCTGACTTCAGCTAATAATCCTGGACTGGTATTTTTTAAGCAGCTGTCTGATACTGACATTGCAGCTGCAGATCTTTAACAAACACTGGCTAAACCTATAATAAACGTCTCGTAAATTGTCTAAATACCAGATTATTCATTTTAACGTCTGAGTAATCTTGATGCAGTCGCACAATGTCCTTTTATCATGTCCTCAACTGCCGAACAGCATAGTTATATTTTTTTAACACTTTCACTTAATAGCTCTTTTATTGCTGCTTGCAATGATATGAACTTTTTTTCTTGAGCATCAAATTTACACTGTATTTTTCTGCACTCTCACACAATTCAACGGCTCAATTCTTTAGCCTCAAGACGACCTCATTCAATTTTCTGGAAGCATCAATTTCAAAGCTGAAATACTTATATCTTTTTGCTCGTTTAAATCCTGACAACACCGTATATCTTTGTTTTCATGTGATATATGATGTGGCCGTAAAAAGTCCCAACACTGTGTCGTTTCAAGCAAAGCGAGAAATCTTGAAAAGCAACTATACTAATGCCATTAAGATTTCAGACTGTTTACGAGTCATTCTTATATTATTTATTTACTAAATTCATAAATACTTAATACACAGGACACAGCAAATTTTATGTCCTCTGTCTTAAGAATTTACTGACTTGATTTGATAGTAGGCAGTAGAGACCCTGTATTACTTCCGTAACACAGGGCGCTGATCATTTCAACTGGAGTACAGTGAGCACAAACACAAATGAGTACTTGATGCCCACTGGAATAATAGTCTATCCAATCAACTTCAGCACAGTCATAGAATTCTGATTCGCCTGTGCCAGCATGGAAGTACTTGCTTCCATCATGATCTGATTACGTGTGAACGTTGCCATTTCTTCGGCCATATCCGCATCACGAATTACTGATTCCGAACTCACGGAATTTTCATGTGCAATACGGAGGTAGTTCAGGTTGCTTTCCAGGTTATTCTTCTGGAATGCTCCCATTTCACCACGACTGGAATTGACTTCCTGAATTGCCTTATCAATAACCCGAATAGCATCTTGGGCTTGTTCAGAATTAAGCACCTTGATTTGAGCCAAAGAGTCAAAATTTGAAGAATTTACTTCCCCTCTGCCTAAATCATTAGTTTTAATACTCCCCAAAGAGTATTCTGAGAACTGGTTAGCTTCAGCACCAATCTGGAAAGTCAATGAGTTTTGCGAAAAAGTTACAGTTCCGGCATTTCCTCCTAAAGGTGTAGTTTCACCTGTATAGCGGATCTTAATTCCCTCAACTGTATCAGCTCCAGGATCACCGGTCAAAATCTGACCTCTCCCGGATGCCTGCTCTCCATTGATTTCTCCAGATACATCTGTACCATTTGCAACCAGTTCGTTTATGTTTGACACACTAGAAATAAGACCGGCTGTATTGCTTGCAGCATAAAAGGTATGCTCGCTTCCGAACTCCTTGTGTCTTAATGTAATGGCCTGTGGAACTCCACTGCTTGTCGCAGGCGGAAAAGGCCGCATCAAATCAATATTTAAACCAGCTTCATCGATTGCGGTTTCAAGATCATTCAGGGTATGTTCAACTGATTTACCTTTTTCTGTTAAAAAGTTAACAGTTCTTCCACCTTCTGAAATGGTGATCTGCTCTCCAGCATCAATAGTCCCTTGAGTCAAAGCTACTGTGCCACTATGCGTAGCACGGGTTGCAGCATTATTGATATTAATATCGTAACCACCAACGCCGGAACTGTGTGCTTCAGTACTGCCATCAACAAACTCAAGATAATCACCGGTAGTTACACCGTTACCTGATCGGCTTCCGTCAAGCAAATAATTATGCCCATACTGTGTACTAGTCGCAATACGGTTTACTTGCTCAAGGATGTTGTCTATTTCACTTTGATCTGCCTGGAGCATACTTTGATCATTGGCACCCTCATTGCCTGCATGAACAGCCAATTGACGTGCCTGAACCAGCGCACGACTGACTTCTTCAAGTGCGCCTTCTGCAGTTTGCATCAGAGAAATAGCCATCTCGGAATTGTCGATGGACTGGCGTAGACCAGAAGCCTGTGCACGAAGATTCTCTGATATCTGCAGCTGTGCCGGACTATCCGCCGCACGGTTTATTTTTAAGCCTGAAGAAAGTTTCTCCATGGTTTTTTCTTGAGCGTTTGAATTATTTAAAACACTTCTGTGAGTGTTGATTGCGCTCATATTATGATTTACTCGCAAAGACATTTTGTCCTCCTTGATATGTGTTAAGTGATTCACACTAGATGTGAGAATCTATTTAAATGCGTAACCATACATCCATGTATAACCCGCGAAAACCCTCTTCTGTGAGAACGAGGGGGCAAAAGCTGTAGAAGAACATTCTTCAACAGCCAATAAAAAGCCTTCAATAGCTTCAAATTAATTGAATTTACTCCACTTTAAACACTAATTTTCTAATTCCATTTTCTAATTCCATTTTCTAATTCCATTTTCTAATTCCATTTTCTAATTCCATTTTCTAATTCCATTTTCTACTTCAATGTTTCCTTTGTTCCATACAACCGCTCCTTGCTGTAACCATTTGGGTAAATGTTCGTATGCAAGTTGTAGTCTAGAAAGAAGTTCTCTTGCTACCGCTCCTTTGTTAGCAAGGATAGCAACGTTAACACTTTCATTGAACAGAATATAATGAAGAAGAAATGCGATGATGGTGGTTGACTTGCCCGTCTGTCTAGGCATTTTACAGATCACAAAACGATTATCATTGAACTTATGTATCATATCTTTTTGATAATCATACATCTCAAACGGCACCAATCCGTGGTCTACATGAATAATTTTGACAAAATTCTGTATGAAGTATTCAGGACTCTCTTTACATTTCATATATTCAGTAAGAGATTCTTCTGTCCACTCTATTTTTTGACCTACATTTTTGAGATTGGGATTTCCAAGATATGTTTCACTAGCCACGTTTAACCTTTAATAGTTTCTGCAGTTCGGCCGTTGAACCAACAAAGACTGCCTGATTGGTTACTTGTGTCGGTCCCTTTTCTATACTTAGTTCTTTTTTGGTTTTATGCAGAGCCATCAACTCTTTATTTGCATCTAATCCAGACTTAATCAATTGACCGACCACTTCAAATGCACGAGGATGTTCCGATTGTTTTGCTATCTCTAACATCTCTTCTACTGCATCTTGATTTCTTTCGATTAGATTGTAGTAATTTTCACGGGCATAATTATAATCAATATCATCATCTTTACCATTTTGTGGGATAACTCTTGTAGTAGATTCGGGTTTAATTTCCGATGTGGGAACTAAACTAGTAATTTCAAGTATTTCATCTATACGAGTATCAGAATTCATATGATTCTCCATATTATAAAGTTACATCAAGTCCTGTTACTGGATCATTATCTATATTATCATTAAAAAATTCCATTGTTTCTGTAAATCCGAAATCATCATTTGCGGTAGCATCAGACGGACCTGGAGTTACAGTATATCGTGATTTAATTCCTGCGGCACCAACGGCTTCTGAACTTGATTCATTTAATATTCTCATTGTTCCTGTTGCGTCTGGAGATCCCGCGTCTGCGTCCAAAATTAAATAATTAGTAGAAAATGTTGTACTATCTTCTGTTATAATATATTCTGGTTCAGGGACTTCGCTATCACCTGGCATTCTAAGATTAACAATAACTTTTTTAACAACCGATCCAGTTTTCACATCTGGATAAACATATCCCTTCATGGTAAAATTTAATGTCCAAATAATTTCTCTGGTTGTTTGAAAATCTCCCTGATAATTATCTTCAATCTGAACACCACCCAAGACCATAGTAACATCTGGAGCAATGTTCATTGATGGAATTAAGTTCACCGTTACCGTAAATTCTGGAGTAAAAAATGGTACAATTTGTTCAAAAATTTGAGCTCCGTCTTCTGCATTACTAACCATTGAATACAAACTGAAATCAAAATTATATGGTACAGGATTATACTGCTTCATAAGAGTACTAGTTCCTGCCGCAGTATTGGCAGAATAAACTTGACCCATTGTATTTAATTTTCTAGTTCCATCATATGTAATGGCAGTAAGATCGAATCCCATTCGTGGTAATGACATTGCAACTGCTTCATCTGTTCCACTTACCCCGCGAGCTCTCCTTAATCTAAGAATCCATCTGTCTCTTGGAGAATATGCTATAGGAACTTTTAT